AATTTACGATAGAATGTTGCAGGATCAACAGTATTACTTGAAATCCATTTCCGAAGTGCGCCAAAATCTTTATCTTTAAGATTCTTGACAACCTCGCTAATAGAGATATCAGCAATCTGTGACAGAATACCAGTATCAATTTTACCAAACTTTGAGAATCTTTGCAGTTCATTCAAGACACGCCTGAAGTCTGGAAAGTGTTTATTGATCAATTCAGCAACAACCTTAGCATCATATTCTACGTTTTCGCCAGCAAGAATGTTCTGAACACGCTTGAAGAATTGTGATGCCATTTTAACTTTTTCACCGTTCTTCAAAGTGAAATCAATAACAGCACACCGACTATGAAGCGGTTCAATGATCCGATTCTTGTAATTACAAGTAAAGATAAATGAACAGTTAATTGCAAACTCTTCAATCGCATTACGCAGAGCCGGCTGAGTAGAATTAGGATTCAGATAATCTGCTTCATCAATAATGATGACTTTTCTACCACCAGAAAGTGATACAGTGGATGCATATGACTTGATCTTGGTTCTGAATGTATCAATACCAGATTCATCAGAACCATTGATAACCATATAATCACAACCTACCTCTTCACACATGGCTTTAGCAACCGTTGTCTTACCGACACCGGCACCACCAGCAAGCAGAAGATTAGGAATACTTTTTTGATTGACATACTCCTGAAAGGGATGTTTCAGCCTCTCAGGAAGTATGCAATCTTCAATCGTTTTAGGACGATAGACTTCGGTCCAAAGAAATTGTTTCATTCACAGACTCCATAATATAAAAAGAAATTACTTAGGATTATAAACTGAGCCAGGCTCGTTAGTGATCCAGTATTGCAGATTCATGTTTTTGTTCTTGAAGTGAGATACACCCTTTGAAGAAACGCTAACAGTGTAATCACCAGGATACATTTTCCATGATTCTACTTTGTAAATAATTTCATAACTATCACCATTACCATCACAGATTTCAAGTTCACTGGTAGCAGCGGCATCATTTGATGCGTCATAATTCTTGATCTTGACTTTCTTACCATTAGAAACTAGTGCAATATTGGTAGAAGAAAGAACACGAACAGAACGTTCAATAATTTCCAAATCAGCAGCACTCAAATCAAAAACGATATCTGTCTTGGGCATTTGAATACCTTTCTCAGGCGGAACAGTGACCATTTCTTCACCACAGAACCGATATTCCATCTTACGGCGACCAGCCAAAGATACAATCTTTAGACTGTCTTTTGTAAAGTCAATTTCAGTATTACCTTTTTCAAGGGTAAGAATTGCAAGCAGACTTGGCAATTCATAGATACCAAACTTCTGTTTGAATTCTTCATCTGCAACATACTCTGCAAGAATGTTTTTATTCTTGCCAATCGTCTTGATTGTTTTACCAGGATTGATAAAAATACCAGGATTGATTGTTGAAAAGTTTTTCAATACATCAAGTGTTTTTTCTGACAAAATCATAATATATCTCCATAAAAAAATATGATAACACGTTATCTAATAGATTTCAATACATCATCTAGTTTTCTGCCTAAATCTTCAATCGTTCCATTATTCTCAATTAGATAATCATAATCACAACCTATCCAATCCGTTTCTGAGGAATGAATATCTACATTTGGTTTACAATAGGTAACAGGATCATTGTTATATAATTCAAAAGCATTGTACCAATGTGGTTCTAGACCGCGGCGAATCCTAATAATTATTCCACCGTTATTTTGAATGTGTGCGATTTCATTTCTGAAACGAACATCAGTGACTACTATATCACGACCCTTTGCACGATTCAATAGAGAAATGACCCAAATATCAGGATGAAATACATCTCTACCTGCTTCTGTTCCCATCAATTGCAATGCAAGTCTTGGTGAAAAATCTTTACCAAATTTCTCAGACCAGAATGCATCTTTTTCTTCACGCCATTTTCTGGAAACTTCAGTATCACCCTCAAGCAGTTCTCTTGGCCAACCGAAAATAATTGAACAGGCATCTTTTAAAGGAGCAGCAAAACTGTCGCGGTGAAAACCTTTTTCAACCAAAAGATCACCAACGGCACCTTTGCCGCTACCAATAAAGCCAACAAGACCTATGATCATTACAATCTTCCTGTGAGTTCAGCAATCTTAGGTAAGTTACCAGTGAACGCATAGGTACCGATATGTTGTGTTTTCATCCATGGACACAGATAGATTTGGCCACCCATCTTACGCCACAATTGACAGAACATATAGTCCTCAGAAAGATATCTGTCAGAACCACCACCTGTTGCGCTATCTTTCGTATCAATGATAGTATCAAAGTAAGCATGAATATACCTTGATCCATCAAAGTTTGCTTGTCCAATATGATCAGGACGATAACGCAATTGAGGATATTCTTTTTCCATCTTAGGAAAGACTTCTCGCTTGACCATCATAAATCCAGTTCCAATTTCAAGAACCTCAAGTGGTTCTGTAACTGAAAACTGTTTTGTTCCTTTTACTACATTGAAAACGTAATCACCAACAAGACCTTCAAGTTCACCTGGCGGTAAATCTGGTTTTGTTCTTGCTGCATGTGCTACGTTACCCCAATTGATTGATTTCTTGGGATATGGTCCACCAATAACATCCTTATCAAGTGCAAGTAGTGCTACCACATCTTGAGGGTTATAGTGAATATCAGAATCAATAAACAGAAGGTGGGTGCAGTTTGAACGCAAGAATTCATCAACAAGATAATTTCTTGCTCGGGTAATTAAGGATTCATTGAATAGAAAAGAAAATTTAACTTCTACTCCATACTGAATAAGCATTGTCTGTAAATCAAGACAAGATTTAACATACATGCCATGCGACATTCCACCATACATTGGTGTCGCAACAAACAGTTTATTTTTTTTCAAATCATCTATTTTAACTTTAATTTCCATATCGTATCCATAAAAAAAAGAGGTGACACACTTATATATGTGTCACCTCTACTGGTTGAAACTACTTATTAGGCAAATGCTTTTGAGCCAAGAACCTTGTAAGCAGCAGCAACCATGGCACGATTAGGCTTGCCAAGGCGATATGCTGTAGTTTCGCCGTTGTCGGTTTTTAGCGTATTGGTGTAAATGCTATAACCTTCTGCACGGAGTTCAGCAATGCGGGCAGAAAGATTAGCAATACCAAAACGATATTGAGCCTGACGCTCAGTAATATCACGTCCAGATTGGAAAAATTTAACAAGACGATCTTTTTGTGATTTAGTCATAATAACCTCTATAAAAATGTATCGCTCAATTCAGAGTTTCGGAATGCGATACGTTCTTCCGAATTTAGATATTCTATCTACTTTGATACTCCGTGTCAAGTGTTTTTCAGGCAATTGTTAGAACGGAATCTCATCACTACCAGTTACTGTGTTTGCAGTTTCTGCAACAGCAGCATTTGTATTATTCACACCTGCATCAATCTTGGTATACAGATCAAGAAATGATGTTTTAGTGTCAGCATCAAACCGATTCAGACACAGATTGATTGCTTTGAGTTTATCACCAAAGACACCATAAGTCTTAACGATATGAACAAGACGGCGGGTTGAAATAACCTCATCTGCACCACCTTCGTCAAAAGTCTTACGAATGATATCTGCCCAATCAACAAGTTTTTCTGCGAATTCATCATCAGGTTTACCAACAGATTGCAGTTCTTTATTGATAATTTTCTTTTCAATCTTGACGGGTGGCCATTCTTGTTCCATCGTATTCAAGAATCGCTCAAGAAACGCCTCATTCAGAATGTTGGTAAACATATACCGACCATCTTCACTGCCCTTACCTTTTGTATTTGCGGTAGCAACAACAGTGAAACCATGAGCAGGAACAACAATCTCATTCTTTTTCTTCAACAGGAAGGGTTTACCCTCAAGCACCCGTTGAAGAGTGGAAAGATTCTGGGCACCGTAGTCAATCTCATCAATACACAGAACAGCACCAGATCGTGCAGCAACAGTGACAGGACCATCACGCCACACCATTTCACCATCAATCAGAACAAAGTTACCAAGAAGGTCACCCTCATCAGTTTCAGGTGTCATTGATACGCAGATAAACTTGCGTTTGGCTTTTGCACAAGCCTGTTCAACAGACATTGTTTTACCATTACCAGAATGACCAGTAATAAGAATAGGATAAAACATCTTTGACTGAATGATTGAAAAAACATCATCAAAATTACCAAACGGAACGTAATTCTGATAAACACTGGGAACAATATCCGTGTGTTCAATATCAGTTTCTACATTTGAAATTTGTTTCTTTGTCATAGGAATAACTTTCGCCTCAAGACTGACCGATTCAATCTGCTGAGGCTTAACACCAGACGGAACACGATAACTACCGCGACCGACACGATTAGCGGTATCTTTAGTGAACCACTGAGGATATTTAATGTTCAGATTTTTGCTGATATCATCAATATCCTGTGTGGACAAAACAGATTTGCCAGTAGCAATAGCAGCGGCAATAAATTTCTCACGAACTTCCATATTCACTTTACGCATTATATAAATCTCCATTTGAACATAATAATATTATACACCAATTAACATCATTTGTCAAGACTTATTTCTCTAATAGAATCAATAACTTAGCGAGAAATTCCATCAATAAACTGTGTCACCAGCACACGGTTTATCTTTTTATTATTATTCATCTTACTAAATGCTGTTTTAAGTTTACGAATAGATGCACCTTCTTCAATATCCAATTCATCATATTCGGTAACAAGAGACTTACCACCAAGAATGAAAAAGAATTTGTCATAACCAGGATATTCAGAAATCATAAATTTTTCTTTTCTAAGTTTCTTTACAATATCAGTTACCAGTTCCCTATCTTTCCATTCCCTAATCACCAATTTACCATTCTTATAATATTTTTCACGGATAGTTCTTTTCAGTGTTGAGGTGCTATCGGGTATGATATAGAAACCGAAAACTTTAACATTTGTGCAATCTCGGAACCATTCAAAAATCTTTTCTCGCAAGGTATAAATTCGTTTTTCTGTAACTTCAAGTTTGTAATTAAGTTTACTTTTCGGATCATTAACAATGTA